ATAAACGATTTGCCCGCGTAGAGGGTATGATAATTGGTTTATACGGTCTAATTATAGCTTCTCAAGTATATGCGGGTATGGGCTAATGGCGGGCTTACAAGTAACCACAGCGCCTACAGTAGAACCTTTAAATCTACAAGAGGTCAAAGAGTACCTAAGAGTAGAGGACAGCACAGACGAGCGTGTATTAAGACCTTACATTGAAAGCGTAAGAAGAATCGCTGAAGAACACATGGGGCGTGCTTTAATGTCACAGACGCTTACTTTATTTGTAGATAGTTTTGATGAGTTAGAAGACCCACTATGGGAAGGCATGAGAACAGCGCCGTACCTTAACTACTACAAAAACCATATCACATTACCTAGAGCGCCAGTAACAAGCGTAACATCTGTTTCTACATTCAATGACTCAGATACAGAAACAACAATGGCGGCAAGCAGATACTATGTTGATAATGTAAGAGAACCCGCAAGGATTGTACTAAGACAGGGTGAAACATTCCCATCAGCACTAAGAGTAGCAAATGCAATCAAGGTAGTTTATGTGGCGGGGTACACATCAGCATACGCAATACCAGAGCCTATCAAGATGGGTATGCTACAGCACATTGCTTATATGTATGAGCATCGTGGCGATATGTATGAAGCAAAAGCACCATTACCACCCGCAATCAAAACAATGTATTCACCGTATGTGGTTCATAGCGGTTTAGGTTCTTCACAATTCCTTGCATTAGGTTAATCCATGAACTCTATCGGCAAAATGCGATACAGAGTCAAAATAGAATCTGCGACAGATACTACAGATGCGGGTGGTGGTAGAGCCAGAGTTTACAATACACTAGCTACCGTATACGCGAATATAAAGCCGATTTCGGGTACGGAAACCTTTAGACAGGGCAAAGTATCAAGTGATACCACACATGAGGTTACACTGCGATATAGGAGCGATTTAAGCACTAAATATCGTATTTGTTATGGTACTAGGGTCTTTTCTATAAAAAGTATTCTAAATATTGATGAAAGGGATAGATTTTTAAAACTATCATGCAAGGAAGGAGTCGCAGAATGAGTTTTAAGAATCTACCCGAAGTAAAGCGTAAAATTGCAAAAAGATTACAAAAAGATGCGCCACGCAATCTGAAGAAGGCTATGACAAAAAGCGCCTTACTTGTTAGAGGTGAAGCAGTCAGTAGTATATTAAGTGGTAACAAATCAGGTGTTACTTACAGAAAATACAATCCAAACAGAACACACACAGCATCAGCTAAAGGACAAGCGCCCGCATCAGATACAGGAACACTTGCAAGCGGTATAAGCCACGAAGTCGTAATGGAAGGCAGAAATGTAGTAGGCAAGATAACCGCATTTGCATCAGATGGTGGTGGTGATAACTACGCAAAACATCTTGAGTTTGGCACGGTCAATATGAGTGCAAGACCATTCATGCAACCCGCGCTCAATAAAAACGCTAAAAAAATACAAGCAATATTCAAAAGAGAGGGAATTATATAATGGCTCTAGGTTTATTTGCATTGCAATCAAGAATATACGCAACTCTTAACGGAGATAGTAACCTCACAAGCACGCTAGGCGCTTCAATATATGATGATGTGCCACAGGGTAGTGCATACCCATTTGTGTCTATAGGCGAAGAACAAAGCAACGAATACGGCACTATGGACTTAGATGGAATGGACACAGCGCTTACGATTCATGTTTGGTCAAGGTATGACGGCGCAAAGGAAACAAAAGATATATTGGACAGAATACACACTTTATTGCATGATAGTAGCCTAAGTGTTACTGGATTTAATCTAGTAAACCTTAGATTTGAGTTTAGCGATATAATGCGTGACCCAGATGGGGTAACTAGACATGGTGTCATACGATTCCGTGCAACAATATTAGGAACTTCATAATAGAGGACATAAAAAATGGCGGCACAAAAAGGTTCGGCGGTACTGATAAAACAAACAATCAGTGGCACGGCAACAACAATCGGGGGTCTGCGCTCATCTTCATTGACTATTAATGAAGAAACTGTAGATATAACTAACAAAGATTCAAGTGGCAACAGAGAATTACTTGCTGATGGCGGTATATTATCAATGTCAATATCAGGAAGCGGTGTATTCACTGACTCATCTGCTGAACAATCATTTCGTTCTGCGGCGGTTGGTGCGGCGGCATTCCAGACATTCTCATTCATAGTGCCAGATTTAGGTACATACTCAGGCACATTCCAAGTGACTAGCCTTGAATATGCGGGCGAGTATAACGGAGAAGTTACATATAACTTTGCATTAGAGTCATCTGGTGCTGTTTCATTCGCTTCTGCTTAATAAAAAGGTAGGTGATATATGGCTTGGAAAGAAGTTACAGTCAAAAAGGGCAATAAATCATATAACGCATTTATGCGTAGAGATGACCTTGAATTACCCAATAACATAGGCAAGCCAGAAACAGTTAATGTTGACGGTAAGACCTTGAAAGTTAAAGACTTTTGGGTTGATGAAAGAGATGACATTATTAAAATTAAATTAGATGTTCCAATGGGAACGCCAACAATTAAAGATGGAGAGTCAAATGGCAAATCCGATGAAGGGTCAAATCAAGGTTAAACTAGGCGATAAAGAGTACAACGCCAGATTAACCATTGATGCAATAATGCAAATAGAAGATGCCGTAGGTTGCGGTATCATTAAACTCGCTACCAAAATGGCAGAAGCGGACATAAGAATGTCTGATGTCGTTACCGTTTTACTATTCGCTCTGCGGGGCGGTGGTAAAGACTTGCAAGAGAGTGATATTAAAAAGATTGTGCAGAATACAGGATTAGTAGAATCAACAACCGCCGTTGCTAACCTGATTGCTCAATCTTTGACTCAAGATTCTAAGCAAGAGGGAACAGGAAAAAAAAAGGGGTAAAAGTAGATGACAAGCTACCAATCAAAAGATACATGGAGATTTGTATGGGAATGATTGGTATGCAACCCTCTGAATTTTGGAACGCTTCACCAATAGAGGTACATTCAGCTATAGATGGTTTTGCTGAGTTTAACTCAAGTGCTGACGAACGAGCGCCATTAGATAAAGATGAACTTAAAAACCTTATGGAGTTACACCCTGACTAATGGCTACTAAAGTAGATGAACTTATTGTTGAGATAAAAGCCGAAACTAAAAGTTTGCGGAAAGGTCTTGATGGTGTAAATAAAAAGCTAAATACAGCAAATGCTCAAGCAAAAAAATCAGTAACCAGTTTTGCAAGTCTAGGAAAAGTATTTGCAACTATAGGTCTTGCTAAATTAGGCGGGCAAATAGTATCTACATCAAGAACATTCCAAGATTTAGAAGCAACACTAAGGGCTATCACAGGAAGCGGTGAATCTGCCGCTATGAGTATGGATTTAATTAGAAAGTTTACTATGGGTACTACTTTCCAATTAGAAAATGTATCTCAAGCATTTATTACAATGTTAAATGCGGGTATCACGCCAACATCAGAAACCATGAAAGACTTTGGTAATATAGCCGCCGCTTTCGGTAAAGATATAACGCAAATAGCACAAGCCGCATTCAACGCTACAACTGGTGAAATGGAAATGCTCAAACAGTTTGGTATAAAAGCCAAACAAGAGGGCGATAAAATTACCATGATATTTAGAGAGCAAGAAACAGTCATTGGTAAGAACTCAACAGAAATTGTCGGATTCCTTAGAAAGATAGCACAGGAAAATTTTGCTACGGCTCTTGAAGAAAGACTGAACACTGTATCAGGTGTTTTTTCTAATTTAGGGGATATGGTTGCAGAAACATTCACATCTATTGGTGAAGGTGGATTGAATGAAGTGTTAACAACAACTGGTAAATCTATTTTAGAGATGGCAGACGATTTCAAAAAAGCGGGTCATGTTATAGGTGTTCTTTTCAAAGGGGCATTTGATGTTTTAGGCTCTGCTGTCAAATTAGTAGTGGATAACATGAGGGTTTTATTGTTAGTTTTGGGTACTTATGCGGCTTTCAAAGCACCAGTAGTAGCGACATTACTATTTACAAAAGCGATACAAGGTTTAAATAAAGGAATGATAGCTTTAAGAGCAACTATGTTAGCTGTTTCAAGAAGCCCATTTTTTGCTGTGATAACTGCGGGCATCTTAGGTGCAGAGCTTCTCTTACCTGAGCTTTTAGATGAGTTAATAGAAAAGATAAAATCATTTGCAGAAGCTCTTGGAGAAAAATTGGGTCTAACGCAAGCAATGAAAGATTTGCTTGCAGAATTCAAAACAACGGAAAAAAGTACAGAAGAACTAGATGCGGAAATG